ATTATCATGCGAGGAATGTATGAATACAATTGCGGCAGTGTTCCAAAGCGGGGAACTAGTTACGGACAGAAATATTTACGGAAGATCCTTAACAAAGATTCAAAAGGAACGAAATACTGCCTGAAGATGGACGTCAAAAAGTTTTATCCATCTGTCGATAAAGAAATCCTCAAATCTATGTTCCGGCAGGATATCAAAGATAAACAATGTCTCTGGTTGATTGACCAGATCATTGAGAGCGGCGATGATGGTTTGCCAATCGGGAATTATACCTCTCAGTGGTTCGCCAATTACTTTTTGCAGGGATTAGATCATTACATCAAAGAGAATTTGCATGCCAAATACTATATCCGGTACGTTGATGATCTGGTTATTTTGGGAAGCAATAAGCGTAAGCTGCACAGAATGCAGCAGGCAATTGCTGCATACCTTGGTACCATTAATCTGACCATGAAAGGTGACTGGCAGGTTTTCAGGGTAGATGATCGAGCAATAGATTTTTTAGGTCTCCGTTTTTTTCGGGATAAGACGATTTTACGAAAAAGTAATGCACTCAGAATTAAGCGGCGAATGCGAAAAATAAAACGGAAACCAAGATTGAATTATCTTGACTCTTGTGCTGTCGTCTCCTATTGGGGATGGGTGAAAAGATCGGATAGCTACCATTTTTATGGAAAGTACATTAAAAGTATCACGAGTGTTGGACAAGCCAAAAAGAAAGTGAGTGAGTATGCCAGACAAACAAATCATTTACGAGCCTGTTCCGGAATTTGATCAACTCACACAATATGTTACACAGTGGGATCCAATAGAAACTGATAATTGTATCTATTTTCCTTGTGTTGTGAATGATCTTCCTCCGCAGGAAGAGATTAATCCAGAAGAAATAATGTAAAAATATTTTTTTTATAATGAAAGATATATTTTATAGTCCTTGTGCAAAGATTATATATAGCTAAAAATTCAATTAACTTTTAGAAAGGTACATAATTATGGATTATATTGAAGAGGATAATGCCCAAAATGAGTTAGATTTAAAAACAGGTCTTGTTCAAGAAATGCAGTTAAATGCTTTTCAATCTGAAAGGACGATTTATATTTGGGAATCTATTAATGATAATACCGCCTTTATAACAAACCGTATGATAGAAAAGCTATGCATCCCCGATATAAATGGGATCAAACAGCCAATAACAATCAAGATTTCTTCTACAGGCGGCGAAGTATTCTCAGCCTTGAGTATAGTATCCGCTATAGAAAGAGCACAAGAAAAAGGATATGAAGTGATTACAATGGCTTATGCTTGCTGTATGTCTGCGGCAGTAAATTTGCTTAGTGCAGGCACTAAAAGGTATGGCCAAAGATATACTCGATTTATGATCCATGATGTTGGAAGCTATAACTTTGGATTTCAATCGAAAGAGGATATAAAAAATAATTATGAAGAGCATGAAGCAATCTGGAAATTATTAAGTGAACTTTTGATGAAGAAAAGTAAGCTTACAAAAGAAAAACTTGATGATATTGTAAAGCATAAAAAAGAGTTTTACTTTTGGCCGGAAGAAGCACTTGAGCTTGGATTAATCGATGAAATCATATAAGATAAAAGGAAATTATAAATGAAAAATATAGATTTAGATAACGAAGAAAAGAATATTCCAAACAAAGAATTAGAAGATAATGATAATGATGAATTGTATAACCTTGAGAATTTCAACTATCCTAGTTTTAAATTAGATCCAGACGCTGAAGCGATGAAATCGGGAACCTTAGATGGTTCGGCTATTCTAGGCTTTGTTGGTAGCTTAAATGCGCTGGGCTTATCTGAAAAGAATATTGTTGATCTGATAAAATTAAAAATGGCATTAAATTATCAATTGGAAATAACGAAATTGCAAGTAGAAGCTTCTAAATATTTGTCAGACACGGAAAAAACTAAAGCTACACTTTAAAAGGGAAAAACTTGGAAAAATCAATTTTTGAAGAATGTTATAAGCACTATATTTCCGGTTGGAAATTGGGAGAAACATGGAGCTCTCTTGCAGAAAAATTTTCCTATAGTAGCGCCGAAGCATTGCGAAATAGCTTCAAAAGAGAACGAGATAGAAGAGGGATCCCTGGCAAGAATGCTGATACTAATTTAGATTATAATAAAGATAATTATAAAATAAGTGAAGAAATAAAGGCAGATGGCAGTATAACGAGTGATCGTCTAATTGAAATTAGTGAGATGGATAAGAATAATCCAGAGGCGCTACTAAGAGCACACAGATTTAATCCATCTGCCTTTGAATTAGTTTCAGCTAAAAATAACCTTTGGCATGCGCAGGAAAAGGGAGGGAAGAAGCAATTATTATATCAAAGCAAAATTACTGTTAAACCGGCTCTTCCTAAATGGACGGAAGAATCAATCAATAATCTCTTTGATAATTTAAAAATAAAAGATTTGAATCCCATTAAATCACAGCCAAAAAGCTTTAAGAACAATGGAAAATCTTTGATTTTTCCTTTAGCTGATTTGCATTATTGCTTGCTTGCCACTGATAAATCTACTGGGAATGAATATAATCAAAAAATAGCTGAATACTTGGTTTGGCAAACAATAGATGAGCTTAAAAATAAGGTATCCAATCAATCGTTTGAAGAAGTTGTTTTTATTGCTGGAAATGATTTCTTAAATTTCGATAATATTTTGGGGACAACAACCAAAGGTGTATATCAGGATAATACTAGCTTGTGGTATGATGCAATAGATGATGCTAGTGAATTGATTATTAAAATTATACTTAGTTTATCAGAAATATCTAAGGTAAAAGTAATTTCTATTCAAGGGAATCACGATTCCCAATCATTCTATTCTATCATGAAGGCTGTATCTTATTATTTTAAAGATGATAAAAATATAGATATTGATTGTTCCCCTTTGCCGCGAAAATATTACCGGTTTGGAAAGAATATTTTCGGATTATCGCATAATCTTCCAGTAAAAAAAGCATTGGAAATAATGTCTACTGAGATTAAAGATCAATGGAGCGAGTGCAATCATTTTTATTGGCTATTGGGGCATCTGCATACTGGTATGATATATGAAAAACAGGGCTTTGTTGAGATATATAGATTACCTACTATTAGCGGATGGTCTAGGTGGAGCACTGAAAGCGGATATGTGCAAACAGAAAAAAAGACACAATGCTTTATTGTAGACAAAGAAAAAGGCATTGAGAATGTTTTGAATATTGTTGTCGAATAGGTTAAGAATAATTCAGGGTCGGAGGATGCATATTCTATTTTCCATTTTATTATTAGGCATTTTCGCCCCTGAATTTTTATGAAGTAAAAAGAATAAAACAACAATTTTAACAAATTGTCCTCTAAAATTATAAACGAAAACCAAGTTATAGTTTTAGAGGACTTAAAGGTAAAGAATATGCAACAAAATAGATGTTTATCAAAATCAATAAGTGAAGCATCATGGGCAGAATTTAGAAGAATGTTAGAATATAAAGCAAAATGGTATGGAAGAGAAATAATAATAGCACCACAAAACTATGCATCAAGTCAAATGTGTAGTGAATGTGGATATAAAAACACAGAAGTAAAGAATTTAGCATTGAGAGAATGGAAATGTCCAAAGTGTGGTGCAGTCCACGATAGAGATGTAAATGCAGCAAAGAACTTACTAAAATTAGCCATATAAATGGTAAAATTGGGGATGGAACAGCCCTTTGAGTGTGGGTAATCTGGTAACAGAAGTTACCTTGACCACGAAGCCACCACCTCTATAGGTGGGGGTATTTCACTGAATAGGTTACCTATTTTGGAGTGTGAATGGTAAGTAAAAAATTAGTTAAAAAGAATGTTAGTAAAACGGGAGTTGAAGTATCGGAAATTTATTGCCGAAGATGCATGACAACTAAAAAATATTCAGATTTCTTTTTTGCAACAGATTTAGAACTTGATAGAAATGGATATTTTTCTATTTGCAAATCATGTTGCCAAGAAATATATACTGACTATTATAATGAGGAAAAAGATATTGCAAGAGCATTACTTAGAACTTGCAGAAAGCTAAATGTTGTTTATGATGAAGTGATTGTAGATAAGACTATTGAAACGCTAAAGGGATTTTATGAAAAAGGGAAGGCTGTCGATAGGGTGTTTAGTATTTATAAGGCTAAGCTAGCTACATTAGGCGGTGCAACTTATAATGGGAATTTGCATAAAGGGGATCTTACTTTTAAAGAACCTTCTATATATGTAGAACAATCTATGGATGAAAATACAGATGTAGATAAGGATCTAAAGATTTATTGGGGTGAAAATCTCGATTTTGAAGATTATCTATTTCTAGAAAAAGAAATGAGTGAGTGGAAGAAAACGCACAAATGCGATACAAAGGCGGAAGAAGTTTTATTAAAAGAAATTTGCCATAAAAGTCTTGAAATTAGGAAAAAAAGAAAGAGCGGAAATGGAGCAACTCCTGCGGCTTTAGTTAAAGAATTGCAAGATTTAATGAAAACAGCAAGTGTTGATCCAGCTAAAACTTCTATTGCAAATTCAGGCAAAGCCCGTGAAACATTTTCGAGTATTATAGAAATCATAGAACAAAATGAGCCTGGAGACTATTTTGAAGATAAAGAACTTTTCAAAGATTATGATAATATTGATTCTTATTTCAAAAAGTATGTAACAAGACCATTAAAAAATTTTGTGACTCGTAGTAGAGATTTTAATATTGAAGCCGACGATTCCGATGAAGATGAATTTGCAGATGAAATTGAAGATGGTGATATATCCGATTTTGGCGAAACCGATATATCGTAATGGAGGTAAATAATTATGCCTAATCCATTTAGACCATATAAGAATCAAGAACGAAAAGATATAAATTCGCAAAATTTGTTTGTTAGACCAAAATCCATGGTCAGGTCTGCTGATATATTGGATGATCGCCGAAGTAGATATAAGCGATGGATTACTTTTTTTAGAAGAAATCCGCATAGATTCATTGAACTTTATTTTGGTATAAAACTATATCCTTATCAAATTTTAATGATATACGCTTTGCAAAAAAGTAATTTTGCATATATTGTTGCTAGCCGAGCCACTGCTAAGACATGGATTATAGCGGTATGGACACTTACTTTAGCGGTATTATATCCTGGGATTAAAATAATTGCTTGTTCTAAAACGATAAAGCAAGGAGGCTTAATAGTTAGCGAAAAAATAAGTGCCTTGAGCAATACTTATCCCAACGTAGCAAGAGAAATAGACCATATATCAATTAGTTCTAATTTATGCGAGGCTATTTTTCATAATGGAAGCACTATTAGGGTTGTGCCTAGCGCAGATACTGCAAGGGGATTTCGTGCCAATTATATAATAATAGAAGAGGCTAGACTTGTTCCGAAGCAGATATTAGAGCAGGTTATTAAGCCAATGCTAGAAGTAAGAACTCCGCCTTTTAGACTGGAATCAAAATATAAAAACATCCCAGAATTAAAAGAAGAAGGTAGGATGGCTTATATTACTTCTGCATGGTATACTTCTGAATATTGGTATACTTATGTAAAATCTTGTATAAAAAGAATGATTATGGGGGACGAAACAGCCAGCTTCTTAGCTTTTGACTATCTTATAACATTATATCATAATATAAAAACAGAAGATATGATAAAGAATGAAATGACTGATATGGATGAAGTTTCCGTGCAAATGGAATACTTAAATATACCTAGCGGATCTAGCGGGAAGAGCTATTTTAAGCCAAGCCTATTTCCTAGAAATCTGAAAAGGGCATTTTATCCGCAAAAGGATGATAATTATGATATAAAAAAGAATCCTTATGATCTTAAAAAGGTAGATGGAGAGATAAGATTTGTATCAGTTGATATTGCTACCCGAGCAAATAAAGCGAATGATAATAGTATTATTCTTTGTGTTCGTGCAATTCCTATTCTAAATAAAGGTTATGAAAGGCATCTTGTTTATATGGAATCATATAAAGGTAGAGATGTCGGCGTGCAAGCAAGAAGGATCAAAGATATCTTTTTTGACTTTGATGCGGATTATTTAGTAATGGATCTTCAGAATGCAGGAATTGGCGTTTTCGATTCGCTGACTGAACCGACACTATGCGAAGACAGAGGAATAACCTATGATCCGCTTGGAGTTGCTGGAGATGAATTTGAATTTGTAAAACAGGATCTGCGCGAAGAATTGCGAAGAGATCATACCCGCAGCTTAAACCCAAGAGAAGTCATATTTCCTATTATGGCAAATCAGGATCTGAATAGCCAAATAGCCAATGCATTCAGAATTTCATTGCAGAAAAAATTATGGAACTTCTTAATTGGGGAAGGAGAAGCAGAAGAATTTCTCATTAAAAATACAAAAGAATTTACTAAAGATATTAATGATACGAATATTTCATCATTCTTTTTAAATCCATATATTAATACGGGACTTATGATTGGCGAATGTATTAATTTGGATATGAGCTTAGTTGGTGGAAAAATAAAGTTATCAGAAAAATCGGGATGCTATAAAGATAGATATTCAGCAGTATCTTATTGCAATTGGATTATATCTTATTTCGATCAGGAATTATTAAAAGAAAATTCTGAAAATAAACTTAGTGATTGGGATTATATATCGAGTATGACGTATACATGGTAAAGCTTTTGTTAAAAAAATATAACCTCATTAAAATAGAAAGGAGGTAATAATAATTGGCAACTAAAAAAATAAATAAGGCACCTGAAGGTGAAGTTTTATCCTCCGAAGAAGAGATATTGAATGCTTTAAGTTTTGCAGAAAGGCTTTCCAGAGGAGCGGGAATATATCCTAATGTTTTTAATCCACTTTTATTAAATTCTCGTATGCGGGATATAACGCTTACTTCAAGCCGAAAAATAAATTCGGATAGCGTTGAAAGGGCTTTAGAAAACCCTAAAGAATCAGAAAAAACTTTGTTGGAAATGTCTGAATCTTTTGAAGTAAGTAGCACTCCATATAGAAGATTAATTGGATATATGAGCGATTTATTATCCTGGGATTGGACTTATGAATGTACTAATATAGGAGATGAATCTAATTATAAAACTACTAAATATAAAAAAGATTTAGAAGTAGTTGCTAAGTTCATGGATTCTTTTGATCATAAAAGCGAATTTGCAAAAGTAACAAAGGAGCTTTATAGAGCTGATAGTTTTTTTTCAGTTCTAAGGGATGAAGGAAAGAAATATATTCTGCAGCAACTGCCGTCCGATTATTGTATTATTACAGGGCGATGGGATTATGGGCTATTATTTAGCTTTGATTATTCATTCTTTTTAAGGCAGGGCATTGATTTAGATTTATATCCTCCTATTTTCAAAGAAACTTATAGTAGATTGTTTTCCGGCAATAATTCGGTATATAATCCTTCTATAGATATTGATAAAAGAAGTAATAATCTGTGGGTTTATATAGGCGACTGCAGTCCCGTAGATGGATTCTGGGGATGGAAACTTAATAGCACAATTGCTACTAGAACACCCTATTTTTGTGGATTATTCCCTGATTTAGTTAATCAAAATTTAATTAGGGCTTTGCAGAAAAATGTTTATGCAAGCCAAGCAGTTAAATTATTAACTGGGGAAGTGCCTTTGCTAAATAAAGATACAAAGGCTACAGTGAAAGATGCGTTTGCAATAGCGCCTGAATTATTAGGCCATTTTATGCAACTAATGAAGTCGGCTATAGATGATGCCGTTAATGTTGCAGTTGCTCCTTTGAATTCAATTAGGGGCGTAGAGTTTACCGGAAGCAATGATATCCAATCTAGCTGGACTAAAAATACTTTAGGAAGTTCCGGCGTTAATTCTAGCATATTGTATTCAGGAGGAGACCATCGCATAAATACAATAGAATCAATGCTGTCATCGGATGCTGATGTTTTAGCGGCACAAGAAATCTATCCATATTTTAATGCTTTTCTTGATTATCACATTAATAAACGCACAAAGTATTATAAGTTTTCAATAAAGCTAGAAGGATCTAATGTATATTTAGATCGCCAGCGGAGATTAGATACAGCAATAAAATTGGCTGAATTAGGAATTGTGCTTCCACAAACCATAGCCGCTTCTATTGGTAAAAGCCCATTTACATTTCAAAATCAGCTTTCAGAAGCACGGGTAAATAACTGGACAGAAAATCTAACTCCTATTATATCTGCCTATCAGCAGAGTTCCAGCTTGACCAAGGAAGCAGGCAGACCCGAAATATCGGAGGACGAACTGACAGATAGCGGAGAAAGCACACGTTCCCAAGGATCAAATTTATCTAGAGTGAAATCGAATAAGTGAAATATAATACAGCTGTGCGATATGTATTTAGAAGGGAGGATGTCAAATAATGAAATTATCACAAAATTTGAATGATGCTATTAATCAGCAAATAATGTTAGAATTACAGAATCAAAATGCGTATATGCAAATAGCAAGTATTTTTGAAGATATGCAATTAAAAAATTTAGCTAAATTTTTTAAAGAACAAGCTTCAGATGAATATGATCATGCTAATCTATTTATGGATCATTTGAATGATCGTAATGGAGGCAAGGTAGATATAGGCGAAGTAAATTCTCCCATGATTACCGATACAGATATTAATGCTATTGCGGATCTTTATGTATGGCTTGAGCAACAGACTACAGAAAGCATTGAAGCTTTATATGAACTGGCATTAGATGAAAAATCATATATTGATTTGCCATTTTTGTTGAAAATGTTAGATGAACAACGAGAAGAAGAAGATACTTCGTTGATATTTTCAGTTAGAATAAAAATGGTTAAAGACCTTGTTTTGTTTGATGCCGAATTTGGAGATTAAAATATGTATATTATCAATCCAGAAAAAATAAACAATAAAGTTAAATGCAATAAAATAACTGCTAAATATTTTTTAGATAGAAATATCCCTTTGCTTTCCAAGCAGGGGAATACTTATTATTTTGTAAATACTGAATTGTTTAAAGAAGTATTGGAATCAGCCCCCCTTTGGGTAAAATTATTAATGCGAAATAATATAGTATGAGAATTTTAGAAGATATGTGGGCGTATCTTTTAGAAAGGAGGTTTGAATTTGAATGAGAAACTAAGTTTTGCAGTTGAGAATATTGAATTGCTTGAAGAAAGTAATAAATCTCAGTTCGCCACTTTAAAAATAGACGCATTTGCTAGTGGTAATAATAGCCATTCCCTATATATCAGTGAAAACGCATTGCGAGAATCAGCTAAAACCCTTCTTGAGAAACCTATTGTATGGATATATAATAAGAATGAAGATGATGCTAAATCCCATGGGGAAGATGAAGTCGCTGTGGGATTTATTCCTAAAGATAGCCCAATTGAATTTAGAAAATTGAGTGATGGTCGAGTTATGTGCAGTGTTATAGGGAAGCTCTGGACACGTTATTCGGGTAGAATGATGGATGTTTTTAAAAGAGATAAATCAAAGGGTGTTAGTGTTGAAATAGAAGTTTTAGACAAACGGGATGTATCTGAATATGGTGTTCCAGAAATTATTAGCTATTGCTACCAATGTATAACAGTCTTGGGAAAATTTGTAAGACCGGCGATAGAAGGTGCCCATGCAGAATTATTATCTTTTTCAAGGCAAGATAAAGAAGATTATCTAAAAATATTAGAATTAGAATTTTCCAATAAATATTATGGCATTGATTTTACAATCCCACAAAAAGTAAAGGAAGAAGCGCGACGTGCATTAGATGCTTATAAAGAAAAAGGCAATAATGTTACAAGTGTATCTTTAGCTATGGCTAGATTTCTTATCAATAATGAAAAAATTACCCCTGAAAAAATTAAGCTAATGGCTAAATTTTTTAATCGTAAATCCGCTTCCGATGAATTTGTTAGTGGCTTTTATGGCGGGCAAGCCGGTGCTAAATGGAGTAGAGATATGTATAAATCTATAATTGAAGCCGAAAATAAGCTAACAACTTATTTCAAAAAAGATGATAATATTCTAACTTTCCCGTATAAATCGCTCAAGGATATTAATCCGGCATTAAAGGGAATCAAGCCGCCGCTAACTTTAGATCAAGCGAATGCTATTGCTGCGCAAGCAGATGCAATAGGCACAGATGAGAAAAAGAATGGTTGGGCGATCGCTATAAGTAATTGGAAGTCTCGCCATAAGGTAAAAAATGGCAGATGGGTTGAAAAAGAAAAGCCGGATTCAACTAAAAACGCTGAAGATGCTGAGGAAATAAGTTTATCTGAAAAGGAGGGAAAATTTGTGAGCAATGAAGAAGAATTATTAAAAGACGAGAATTTGGAAGAGGAAGAAATTAGGGAAGAAGAATCTCCGGAGGAACGAGAAGAAGAAGTAGGAGAAGAATCTAATGTGGAAATGTCGCTAGATGGCAATTTGGATGTAGCGGCAATGCTAAAAATTCTCGAAGCTGAAACAGAAGATTATAAAAATCTTGTTGAAGGGCATAAGTCTGGGAATATTGATTATGCTAAATTATCATCTATGCTTTACGAAAAGCTATGCAAAATGTCTAAAGAATATGAAGAAGATAAAACGGCATATTTAGCGGAGAACACCGAATTAAAAAAGTTTAAATCGGAGATAGAAGGAAAGCAATTTGAATTTGAAGTTGAATCAACATTAAACGAAATATCTGATACAATGCCGAAAGATAAAATTGTCGAATGCAGAGAAGATAGTAAAAACTTTAGTCTTGATAATGTAGATATTTGGAAAAATAAAGTAAAAGCTTTGGCATTTTCATATACTAAAGAGAATAAACCATCTGACGGTATCAATAGAATTGCTATTTCTTGGATAAATGGATCTAGAAAAGAAAATAGCATCGAAAATGGATGGCTTTAATAATTAAAGCTAATAGAAATTATTATTTAAATAAAAGGAGAAATAAAATATGGCAAATCATGCAGTTTTAATAGCTAACAAAGTCGAAGCTAAAAATGTTGACGCACGGCTTCGCCCTGCAATTAGTGCATCCCCTATTGACAATGGCAATATCTTTGTCTTGGATCAAAAAACTGGGGTTACTGGAGAAGGAGAGGTCTGGCTGTGTACTGCGCCTTCCAGTGCAAGTCAAACACGTTTGTGGATGGCTTGTGAACCAGAAATATCTTTTGCAACTGCTGGCGACAATATTTATAGTGGATTAGGAAATATTCAGGATTTTTATACTTCAGCATGCAAAGTGTTTACGGCATTCCGATTGGAACCGAATGTAGATATTATTACATTGACCGCCGAAGCTTTCGATTCAGCTTCACCTCTAGCTTATGCTGTTCCGGATCCTGCCGGCAATTATAAATGGAAGTGGTCTGCTGCTCCTTCTACAGGGGAATGTCTGAAATATATCAAGACAACCTATATTCCTTGCGCTAGTGGCAGTGAAATTGGAGTGGGAAGATTAACCGCTTTCGAATGCCAAGCTTATAAAGCTTAACTTGGTCATGTTTTAACTTGGCTAATAATTAATTAAAATAGAAAAAAGGAGAAAATAAAATATGACTAATAGATTACCAAAAAGTGTTATCTCTTTTTGTAGAGATGAAGAATCATTAAGTTTATTTGAAAATTTTGTTGATTTCTGGAACCATTATCGGTCAGAAACAGGGACGAAAAAATATCCCTATGCTACTACCGATAGAAATGGCAATCCGATTTCATTTGCGCAAAAAGAAGATGCTATAGGAAAACTTATTCTTAAAGAAGTATCTAAATTGTCTGGCATTGATGTTACATCTATGCCTCCTGAAAGAATGGCTACGCATCCCATGGTTAGTTGGGCAATTGGGAATATTGAGACACAGCTAATTGATGCAGTCTTACCGCAAACAATCATTGATGGAACTTCTGCTTTCTGCGAAGTTCGTACTGTTGGATGGGGCGAAACGGCTATTTTTGATATTCGGTCTCGTGATTTGTTCCCCGTTACAAAGAGCGGAAAACTAGGAATGCGAGAAGCTGAGCTGCATAAAGGATTCGAACGGCAGGTAACTGTAAATCCTGAAGCGCATATGGTTTCAACTTATGTATCATTGTTACGTGTTTTGGCTGGTCAAGAATCATTGGGTGTATTTGTTACTAAATGCTTGCGATCAATTGAAACCGAAATGTACAAAGATATTTATAACGCCTTTGCTGCAGGAATGTCAGCCTTGGAAACCAATCCCGCAAGTGGCTCGGCAACTGCTTTAAAGGTTACTGGCTATTCAATGGAATCTATGATGCAATTGGCTGCAAGAGTTCAGGCATTTAGTGGCGGAGCAAAACCTATTTTACTAGGAACTAAAGTTGCCCTATCAAAAGTGGTTCCAAGCGGCAGCAATTATCGTTATGATATTGAAAGCCCGTTTGTTAGACTAGGTTATGTTCGAGAGATAGCTGGGCTTGAGACACTTGAAATTCCGCAAGTTGCGAATTGGGAAACGCCCTTTGGCACGATTATAAATGATAATTATTTGTGGATTATTGCCCCTAGCACAGATAAGATTGTCAAATGTGTTATTGGCGGGACGATGATGTCAAATACTTCAGATGTTTATGCTAATGCTAATCTTGTTCAGACCAGTACGCTTACAAAATTCTGGAAAATCGGCGTGCACACTAGTGCAGTCGGAGCACTTATTACGCTATAATCTATAATATTGATCAAGATAGTAGGTTTTAATAGCCTACTATCTTGTTCTTGCTAAATTATATAATGGGTGGGAGCTACCACCTTGGCTTTATCCGAGTGGTAGTTCCCAAGATTGAATAGTTACATTAAAAACAGCGCTATAGCGCGAGGAGAAAAATGGAAGAAAAATCCGAGTCTTTAGGCAAGGTCGTTTCTAAACGTAAGGCATCTGTGGAATCCGCAGAAAAAGAAAACTTAGCATCAGATAATTTGTCAAAAGTTGAAGAATTGTCTAAATTGGTCGAAGAATTAAGAAAAGAATTAGATAGCATAAAAGCGCAATCTAAATCCGGAGTGTCTATATCGCCGCAAGAGGTTAAGTCGCCTAATCTTACAAGCAATATTCAACCCAATGAATATATAAAAGTTATGAGCTTAGTAGATAATAAGTTAAACTTGTCTACAAAAGGTCACGGTGAAGGGAAAATTTATACATTCGAAGAGTTTGGGGAAATTCAAGATATCTTATATATGGATCTAGTTGAAATAAACAATGAACATAGAAATTTTTTACAAGCGGGATATTATTATATTTTAGATGATCGGGTCGCGGCACTAGCATATAAACCAGAAACTTATAAAAGGATTCTTAGAAAAGAAGAAATCGAAATGATTTTGAATAATGATAGTGAAGCGATCGATTTATTCCAAAGAGCAAATCCGAAGCAACAGAATGTAATCATAGATCTTATTATAAAAAAAATAGTTGGGAAAGAGGAAATTGATTACAATATAGTTGATAAGATATCGAGAGTAAGTGGAGTCAATATACTTGAAAAAGCTAAAGCAAGAATAGAAGCAAAAGAAGTATTGCTTGCTGAAGCAAATGGCAACCAGAGCTAAAATAGGAGGTATATTATTTTTGTACTTTATGTATATGCCGATATGCCGCAAGAATTTAATTGCAGTTTTCACAACTGCATAAATCCTTCTGTAGCTATTAATAAAACGGGTGTTCATACTTCTAAATGCATTCATGTAAACGACTTCATAAAAAATACGCCCGAGGTTCAGCAACTTTGCAAAGATGCAGATATAATCATGGTTGAAAGAAATTTATTTAGTGATACTTTGACTATGATGATGTATTGGAAAGTAAGAGGCAAAGCAATAGGCGTAATATTCGATGATGCATATAGAAAATTGAATAAAGACAATCCGGCTTATAGTTTCTGGGAATTTGGAGAAATAAAGCATCAAGATATATCTGGAGAAGTATCTACCATTAAAATTAACCCTCCCCCTAAAGTTCAATTGGAATGGGGCGTTCATATGTCAAAAGGATTGCAAACTGTATCACAAGCTCTTTGTGATGATTGGGCTGAGTGGAATGATACTTACCTAATTCATAATCATTTAGCAATGGATCGATATAGAAATGTAACACAGCCTTTATTCCCGCATTCCAAAGATGAAATTTGGATTGGATGGACTGGCAGCTTATCGCACCGTTATTCTTTTGAATGGTCTGGGATTATGATGGCTTATAGGAAGATATGCAGGAAATATCCAAATGTGAAAATCCTTATTACTGGGGATAAAAAAATATATGATGAATTAGATATTTCTAATAAGAAAAAAATGTTTTGTGCATTCGTGCCATCAGAACAATACCCTGCCCTTATAAAAAGTCTTGATATATGCACAATACCATTAGCGGGAGAATATGATAAAAGGAGAAGCCAAATCAAGCCTTTAGAATGCTTGGCATTGCGTGTTCCTTTTATAGCATCCAATTATCCCAATTATAATCATCTTGCAGAGTACGGAAAATTTACAGAAAATGGCAAAGAAAATTGGGAAGATGCTATTTCGGAAGTAATAGATAATATTGCATTATATAGGGAAAAGGCTGAAGATGTTGGCTTTAAATTTGCGCTAACCCAAGATATTGATTTACATGTTCAAGAACGTATTGACTTATATCAAAAATTAATAGAAAAGCCTTATAGATATTAATATAATAGCAAAGGATGCCACGTTACTGTGGTATTCTTTGCTATAATAACAATAGAAAGGAGGGGAATTTGCCTACACAAAGTACTGAAATAGCTGATTTATTTTTGTCACGAATAAGAGATCATAAGCTTGATGTAATTTATTCTACTTCAGGATCTTCTGTCTTAAGTGTATATATTGAACCATGGTTGCTATTTGCAATTAATGAATTTTCCGAATACGCAGATCAATCTTTAGAATATGTGCAAAGTTCTGGAAGTAGTGTTGGCTATTTTACAGAAGACTTGAATTTGCCCAATAAAATTATGTTGTCACTAATAATGACAAAATATTGGCTTGAGAAGACAATCAAGGATCTAGTACAAATTTCTAATGTTATAAGCGATAGGGATTTTAAAACATTTTCTGCCGCGCAGAATTTGAAAGCAAAGCAAGAATACTATTCCTCACTTCAGGAAGAGATAAGCCAAGCTTTAATAAATTATGCGTATAAAAGGAATAATTTTAAAAACTGGTATAATCAAGTATTTGATTCTACTGTTTAGTGAAAGGAGGCTATATAAATGGGGTATAAATATTATCCTGAACCCGACAGTAACTTGAGCGCCTCCTCGATATTGATTGAGCATTTTCAAGCAGCAGTTACAGATTTATTCGAAGTTAGTTCTGATATATATAATATAGAAGAAGAAGTAACTTTTGGAAGTGAACTTTTTAAATTTATTAAAGTGCGGATAACGTCGGCGTTAGATGTTCTTACACAAACAAGGTTAGGAGATGATTTCAAAAGAATTTTATTTCCTGATATCAATCATACTGTTTTTGTCGGGAAAAAGTATAGATTTTCTAATAATATATGGATTGGATGGAATCTCGAAAATATAAAAACATTAACTAGCTCCTTGACAGTGCGTAGATGCAATAATGTTTTAAGATGGATGTCTGTTTCTGGTTCTACAATTTATTATGAGCCTTGTGCCATAGAATATGAAGTAACAGGTGTGGATAATAACGTATCTTCTGATGATTTAGTCTTGCCGAATGGAATAATAAAAGTTTATGCGCAACAAAATGATAGAACCAATACAATAACGGAAAACAGGCGTTTTATTTTCGGGAACACATCGAATTGGATTGCTTATAGAATTGTTGGAGGTGGCATAAGAAATTATTTAAATGCTGATACTTATGATAATAATAGCTCCAGATTATTAGAATTAAAAATGGAAATAGATTATGTTAATGAAAGCGTAGATGATCTAATAAATGGGATTGCGGATAGGTATCTTTATACTACTTCTGGTAGTTCTTCTGCTATAAATAATATAGTGATTACCCCTAGCGATGGGAATATATTAGAAGGGGAAAGTGAAATATTTGATGTCCATTATTATAGCGGAAGTAGCATCTCTTCAGGTAGCTTTATTTTTACAGTATATGATAATAACGTGCCGTCCCAATATTATGATTTTGCGGTAATTGATGGGAATACATTTAAAGTTGATAATAATGGCATGTATTTAGATTATCCTTTGAATATTTTATGTTCTGGTAGTTCAGGAAGCAGAATATTTGAGATATCGCTGCTTGGAAGGTGGTAAATGTGACAGATATTAGGGCAGATTCTTATAATAAATATGAAAATTATCCTTTGATATCTTATAATTGCGTAAAATATATGATGGATAATAATGAATTAATATGGAAACTACTAAAATATAATGATAAAGATGCGTATAAAAATGATAGCGCCCATCCCAATTTAACTGCAAAAGAAAAAGGTGATTTGGTTAATAATGGGGATCTGGATCCCGATTATTCTAGATTTCGTATATTCTTTGATTTCGGTATGGATCAATCTATAAATGAAAAGATTTCTATTTTAAGAATAACGCCTATTGAGCTAGTTCCTATAAACTATGTCTATGGCAGAATTTTCATGGGATTTGAAATATATACCCATTATTCAATATCGGCATTGAGTAATTATCAATCAAGATTACAAGTGCTTTCACAGCAAATCATAGAAGTTTTTAATGGGGCTGAAATTGGATATTTGGGGAGGCTACATTTTGATTCAAGGGCAAGTACTCGTTGTAAAATGGTGACTTCCATGGCGGGAAATATCCCCTATAGGGGTAATATGGTAGTTATGTCAAACTGGATTGGATAATGAACAATAGACTGAAGAAAATATATAAATCCGATAATGATATTTTTGGGTTGCCGCAAATATATAAAGGCATAAGCTTCTACCCAATAAAAGTCAATCAGCTTGAATTAAAAGAAAGATACCAAAGATTGATGTGGAATCCGAAAAATTATATCCCCGACAGAACTGTTTTACGAATGAGTTATTTAAAGTTTCTTTTCTATGTAATACAACAAGCCTATGATGATATAAATTTAATAGAAGATTTGATTAAGTTTTTGCAAGAGGTAACAAAAGTTGAAAAAGTAGAAATACGATATAACGAAATAGAAGAAATAGAAGATCCTTTTGAGAGGATTAATTTTCGTATATTTATAAATAATTGTGATTTTAATGAACAAGAATTTGAAGATATACGCGAAATCATATTGGAGCAAAATGGATCAAGTTTAGATTATATAGAATCTTATAATCCTGAATTAGAAAAAAAGTTAAATTTTGCAAATTCTAATATGACTCTAGATTTAAAGGACGAAATATATAGTTTTTGTGCTATGACCGGATTATCTGAAAAAGATGTTGGTGAATTAACACTTTATCAATATAAAAACCGATTTGAAAGGGAAACAATGTTCTTAATGTATAAATTATTTAAACCATTAGAAATTAGTGGGCAAATACAAGCTAAGAACAAAAAAGAGTTAATCGCCCATTATTTTACACATACCGAAAATGCAAAATCACGATATGCTTCAATTATGGTTGATGCGAAAAGTTTTATAGAACAAGCTGGCTTTGATGCCAACAATAATGGATTAATATCTACTTAAAAGGAGAAAACAAATTATGACAAATGAATTTTTAGTTTCTGTTGCAGATGCAGTAATAAGAGACCCGATAACTAAAGCGGGCATTGCATATGGAAAGGCTAATATTACTTCAGCTTTTAATCTAAGTATGAGTAGCCAAGATGTTCGTGCGGGTATTAATAACCCGTTGATTTATAGCTATTATCACACACGAGAATTAGGGGTTACGCTTAGTCAAGCAATCTTTGCTGAAACATTTTTAGCCTTAAACGTTGGTGGTACTGTGCAAACGGGGGCGGTAAATGTTTTACAGACGGATTGTATAGTTTTATCGTCTTCTGGATCAGGGGTGCTTTCATCTACGCCTATAGGAAATGTGGAAGTATTTTTACCTGATGGAACGGTTCAAACAATAACGCCATCAGTTAAGAATATTACAGTTACTGGCGCTAATAATAAAATGGTAAATGCAATATATACTACTAGTAAAATGGCTAACCAAATTACGGTAGAAACGGTAAAACCGCCTTCAATTGTAGATCTTACATTGATAGCCGAAATTAGATCTAGTGATCAGACAACCGTTAAGAAATATCTCCAAATCAATATCCCTCGGTTCCAAATTGCAGGGAATTATACTTTAGACTTAGCTGCTGATGGTGTTAGTAATGAGACGCTGGAGGGAAGAGCATTGGCTACTACTTCTAGTGATTGCACTACAGGTGATTATTATGCAAAAATTTCATATATCCCTGTCACTGAATCAATAGTTTATTCCAATATTGCTGCAACACCGAGTACGATTTATTGGCCAAAAGCAACAGCACAATCAACACAAATAACTGTTTCTGGAATTAGAGGAGGAATCTATTCCAATACAAATATTACTTCAGAATGTACATTTACAAGAGTAGGGACTACAGGCTCTGGCATTATAGTTGGATCTACCGGTTTAATTAGTACGTCTGCAAGTGCCATTCCGGATCCAACGACAATTCAAATCAACGTTACATATCCTAGTGGATCTCTTGTTGATTATGTAATGATTAATGTTACGTAATTATTATGTTATGCAAATATGGTGAACAAATAACTCCAAAAGGTGAAACGGGTGTTTTCTTTATTTGTTTCCATGAATCTAACAAAGGGAATGTTTGCCAATTTGTAAAATGGTGTAAAAAGCTTAATTGCTTTGAAGCTAGCACAAATGATTCGGGAAAAACATGTGAGTTTTTCGAAGCAAAAAAATAGGCGGAGGGGGTTATCCCCCTCCCCAAATGTAAAAAGGATAAGAAGCCAGATATGGATAAAATAAAGTTTTCCTTTGATAGTAAAAAAGAAAAGATTATCGAATTTCAAGAAAAAAATATAACTATATTACCTTATTTAAAGGAATCAATTAAATTAGAATTATCTAAAAATTGCATTGAAGCATTATTTGACCCCAATAAAAGCTTGAGCGAAAATTACTATCAAGCGAAATGGTTCTTAATTGTTGGTATTCTAGCCGCGAATACAAATATTGATTATGATGCGGAAAATTTTGATAATATTGTAAACTGCGGTTTATGGGATTTAGTTAAATCTAATATAGAAAATTATGATGAATTTATTTCTGATTTGAAAAATATTGTAAACCTAGAGCATCAAAACCGAAGTGTTGGAAATACTATAGATAAGCTTACTAAAAAGGTTGTGGAATTTTTTGATTATATAGAGACTTTAGATTTATCTGAAGAAGGAATCAAGAAATTGATAGCCACTTTGGAAGATAAGACTAGTGAATTAGGAGTAATTCCAAACAGCGGGGCAGAAAAGAAACCTGTTAGAAGCCAAAAAATTAAAAAAGATTAAATATAATATGGGAAAAATTAGAAAGATTTTAAAAAAAAGATGCCCAGAATGTTATGGGAAATTGGAATTAATTACTGAAATAAGTATGGATGAGGATAATATAAGCTATTCAGAAGATTATGAGGTATGCCCCGAGTGCGGCTATAGAAAATTGATTATAAGCAAACATAATCGCAAGATAGCTCGGAGCATGCCGGAAGATTTACCGCTCTAGCGGCATGGATTATGCGGATTTGAGAAAGGAGAAAAAATGGAAACGAATATAATTTTGTCAGCGGTGCTACAAAGTTTGCTTGAATTTCTGTTACCGATTGTCGCAGTCGCAATCATCAGCGTGTTGGTATCATGGGCGAAGCTGCTTTGGGCGAAAGCCAAATCATGGAACCCCGATGCCACCGATCTGCTTGAGGAAGCTGCAAAAATAGCTGTCACCGCAGCCGAGCAGGTTGGAGCCGCAAAACTTATCAACGACAAAAAGGTATATGCTATGGATGTCGCTGAAAAATGGCTAGAGCAGCATGGGGTTCATCTCGATTTTGAACTGATTGATGCAGCCATAGAAGCAGCTGTTTATGAACAGTTTAACACAGATAAATCGGTGAAATAACCTATGGCACCGGAAGCCATAACTGCCATAGTTACCGGATTAGTTGCGCTTATCGGAAGCATAGCAGCATTAATCACATCAAAGATCAATGCTGGAAATAGCGCAACCAAAGTCGAGCTTGAAGATCTGCGAAGGAGGGTCGACGAATTGAAAAATGAATTACAAACTGAACGAGATTCAAACGATAAACTCCGAGTGCAAATCACTGCCGCTGAAGATGCAGTTGTTGCCGCCGCTGCTGAAAAACGTGATCTTAGGCTTCAGCTTGACACAATGAAAGAAGAAATTTATTCTCGGGATAAGCAAATAAAGCAAGATCAAAATACGATGAAAGATCAAGATGCCAAGATCAAGGAGCAAGATATCAAGATCAAAGAGCAAGATGCTAAAATCAAAGCTCTTGAAAACCGCGTAAATGAGATGGAAGTATTGCTGAAAAAATACAATATTTGTAACGGAGGAGGGAGCACCGAT